TTTCGGGGGGTTAGACCTTGCCGCCACGGCGGACGTTTGTTCATTTGTGTTGATATTTCCGCGCCCCGATGGTTCGGTCAAGGTGTTGCCGTGGATGTTTGTATCGCAAGCGGCCGTGGACCAACGCCGTGGGCGCACCGGTGCGTCGTACGACGCGTTTGCCGCGGCTGGTGAACTGATCGTCACCGATGGGAATTCGACGGATTACGACGTGATATTCACGCAAATGTCAAAGTGCGCCGATATGTTTGACGTTCAATCCGTCGCGTTTGACCGGTGGAATTCATCGGCGTTGGTTCAAAAACTAATGGACGCCGGTTTTGATATGGATCCATTCGGGCAGGGTTTCGCATCGATGTCGCAACCAATTAAACAAATGGAAATCATGATAAAACAAAAGAAATTGCATCACGGCGGTCACGGAATGTTGCGATGGATGGCATCGAATATTCAAACGAAAACGGACGAAGCGATGAACATCAAATTCGTGAAATCGAAATCGGGTGACAAAATCGATGGAATGGTCGCATTGGCTATGGCCGTAGGTGAATGGATGACAAATGACAATGACAACGCGGGGGGTTCCGTTTATGAAACGAATGATATTAGATTTTTATGAAACAAGTATTTGAAAATGAACGTGCAACGTTCGAATCCTTCAACCAATTGTTCAACGATTTAGTCGCGGAACATAATTGCAAAATGATATCCTATGAGTTCACCGAACAACAACACGTCGACCAATACGGACGTCGCCGTTTTTCATCGTACTATTCATTCACCAATTCAAAAAAGCACCATGCACACAAACGAAAAGATTGAACACGTCATTGAACGTTTGGAGGATTTGTTGATTTCAAAAAATAACACCTACGGCGATTCGTTACAAAACCCGGTGCGGATATTCTCACGACTGGAACGCATCGAATCCATTTCCGGCCGCATTGATGATAAGTTGTCACGCATTGCGGCGGTCGGGGTGAATGAGGACACAAAGGACACGTTGTTTGATTTAATGGGGTACATCGCCCATTTGATCATCGCATTTGAGGATGAAAATATTTGATTTCGGTCAAATGTGTGTCGGGGTATTGTTTATTTAACATTTTGTTGTATGTTTACATCAACAAACAAACAAACAACATGAAAATCGTACAAAAACACGCCCGACTCACGCAAGTAAAAAACGGAAACAAAATCGTTTTTGAAATCATGCATTCACGTTGCCAAACCCGCTTCCATAGTTTCCAATATGGTTTGGGTGTTGTACTGGATTGCAAATCAATCGAAGAATGCATCGAACGCACATTTTCGAAGATTGATTATTTGAACGCCGAATTGGTAAAACGAATGATTTCATTGTAATGAAAACCGAATTGACTGAATTGACCGCCGCGTGGAATTCGTACATGAACCCGAAAACCGAACGCGAATTCAACGACGCCGAAATCGTTTTGACGCGGTTCCATAAAAAATACGGAACGATCGACATCGGTACAATCCGTTCCATCATCAATTAGGGGTTTGCGTAAGCGAGGAAATAGGTTGGACACCCCCTAATTGTAGAACCCCTTCGGGGGTTCTTTTCGTTTATTGACATTTGATTTTTTTGGGCGTCGGGATGTTTTTTTATTTTTTTTCTTCCGCCCCCTAAAGGGGGACGGAAAAAAAATAAAAGGAAAACATACGTCCCGAAAGGTTGTGCGTTTAGTTTTCAACACCTGCAACAATGGTGCGGTTTTTTCATTATTTTTGTAATGCGCGCAAATTATATCCATGGCAAACGAACAACAAACATTGTTTGATCGTGTTCGGGCGGTGTTTAGAGCATCCCCAAACAACCCATCAACGTCGTTGAACAAACCGGCATCGTGGTTGTTCGATGCATTCGGTTCATCCAAAACGGGCGTTCCGGTCAACGAGAATTCCGCCATGCAATTTTCCGCGGTATGGGCCGCGGTGCGAATCCTATCCGAAACCATTGGTTCAATGCCGTGGCACGTTTACCAAACCGACGGACAATCACGTTTCATTTCCAACGAACACCCCATCGGGTCGTTGATTAAACATCCGAACCCAATGATGACGTCATTGGTGTTCCGTGAAACGTTGATGGCGCATTTGTGTTTGCATGGCAACGGATATTGTGTCATCGAACGCGATGGTTCGGCACGTCCCACAAAATTGATTCCAGTCCATCCGGACCGCGTACAAATCAAGGTTGTTGATGGGGAAAAATTCTACCACGTCGACCAAAAAATCGTGTACACGGATTTCGAAATGATTCACGTTTGCGGATTGTCGTTTGACGGCATCCGTGGCAAATCACCATTGGCGGCGGCGAAGGAAACGTTTGGCATCGGATTGGCCGCAAACCAATTTGGTGCGGAATTCTTCGGTAACGGCGCGAACGTCGGGGGAATGTTAGTACACCCCGGACGTTTGACGGACGACGCATACAAGCGTTTGAAACACTCATGGCAAACGGCCAACGCCGGTTTGGGCAATGCACACAAGACCGCGATTTTGGAGGAGGGGATGAAATTTGAAAAAATGACCATCCCGCCCGATCAAGCGCAATTCCTACAAACGCGCAAATTCCAAACGGAGGAGGTCGCGCGGTTTTTCCTAATCCCGCCCCACATGTTGGGCGATTTGTCCGCGTCATCAACGCGCGCAAATATCGAGGAGCAGGGAATTCAGTTTGTCCGCAACACGATTCGTCCATGGGCGGTTCGGATTGAGGAGGAATTCAACAACAAATTGTTCCGGATGGACGAGCAGGATTCGTATTTCATCCAGTTCAATTTGGAGGGTTTGTTACGCGGTGACATCAAATCACGATACGACGCCTATTCAATCGGCCGTCAATGGGGTTGGTTGTCCGTGAATGACATCCGCAAATCCGAAAACCTCAATGACATCGAGGGCGGCGATGTGTATTTGCAACCGCTGAACATGGCGAATGCGTCAATCGATAATCCCGACGAAAATGGCGTGGACTGATTACCCGGAGGCGGCGTCGGACAACGCACAACGGGCGTTGGATTTTAAGGAATCCAATGGTTCGGATTGTGGAACATCCGTCGGTTGGTTTCGCGCACGTCAATTGTCATCACGCGCCGATATTTCGGACGAAATCGTGAAACGCACGTTTTCGTTTTTGTCGCGGGCGAAGGTTTACGATCAAGGGGATTTCGTCGATAGTGACGGAAACCAAATTTGCGGTTCCATCATGTACGCCGCGTGGGGTGGCGACGAAATGCGTGAATGGGCCGAACAAACAATTGAAAAGATGAACGACACGGAGGAACGCCCATATCCGGGCGAACACGCCGCACGTTTGATTGACCCGGAAATGTTTGACGAATTCCGTCGTGAAAACGACGCATTCGGCGAGGGCATCCATGCCATTTACGGAATCAAGGACGGCGTTTCGGAATTGCAGGCAATCCGATTCGATGCGGAAAAATATTCGGTCGAGGATGCGCAAATGTGGTTGGACGAAAACGGACACGATCCGATTTTGTTTGAACCGGCATTGGAGGAATCCGTCGAACCAATGGTTGAGGAAAATGCCGAACCAATGGTTGAGGAAAAGGCCGCACCGGACGAATTGGAAATCGGCGATTTCGTACGTTGGAAATCCGGCAACGGGTATGCATACGGACGCATCATTGAAACAAACAACGATGGCGAATTGTCATCGGATTCGGGGTTTGTTGTAACGGGTACGGCCGACAACCCCGCCGCATTGATTCGTGTTTATGAATACGACGCGGAGCAGGGAGCGTACACGGAACGTCAACCGATGTTGAACGTGGTTCACCTGTTTGCAACGTTGGAAAAATTCGACGCAGAGGTTCGAAACAACGTGCCGGTGATGGAACGACGTTCGGCGGAATTTCGCGCCGAATATGACGGCGAAATCGTCCGTGGATATGCCGCCGTGTTCGATTCATATTCCGAAGATTTGGGCGGGTTTATTGAAATAATCAAACCGGGTGCATTTGACGATGTGTTGAACGACGACGTTCGCGCATTTTACAATCATTCCGATTCGTTTTTGTTGGGCCGCGTTTCATCGGGAACGTTA